CAATAAATATTATTCTCAAACACTTTTTGATGCTTCATTGGCAACCAAAGATACCGATGACTTGCCGGAAGGTTCCACCAATCAATATTTCACAAATGAACGTGTTGATGACCGTGTGGCAAGTTTATTAGTTGAAGGTGCAGGAATCACACTTGCGTATGATGATGTATTAAACACACTCACTATTTCAGCCGATGCAATAAATTGGGGCGATATTGGGGGCACACTTTCAGATCAATCAGATTTGCAATCCGCACTTGATGGAAAATCAGATGATGGGCACACACATGATGATAGGTATTACACCGAAACGGAAGTGGATGCGTTTTTTGATGATTATTTAACAGAATCAGAAATAACCACGTTATTATCCGGAAAATCAGACACCGGACACAATCACAATGATTTGTACTACACCGAAACCGAAATTGATGCGTTACTAGCCGATTATTCACTAGCTACACACAATCACGATTCAAGGTACTACACCGAAGCCGAAATAGACACCTTTCTTAGTGGAAAATCAGATACCGGACATACTCACACCGCAACTAATATTACCGATTTTGCCGAAGCCGTTGATGATCGTATAAACGGTTTAATTGTAGAAGGTGCGGGAATAGATGTTACATACAATGATGGTGCCAATACCTTTACCATTGCCGGAGTTGATGCAAGTTTGACCGTAAAAGGTATTGTGGAAATTGCCACCGGTGCGGAAACCACCACCGGAACCGATGCAACCCGTGCAGTATCACCCGATGGATTAGCCGGAAGTGATTATGGTAAAAGAGTGGTGCAAGTATTGGTGAGTGACCCCAACGGTGATGCGATTACCACCGGTGATGGAAAAGCCTATTTTGCAATCCCACCCGAATTAAATGGATATAACCTAGTGGATGCGGATGCCGTGGTTACCACCGCTTCATCTTCCGGACTTCCCACAATTCAGGTTCATAATGTTACCGATGCCGTGGATATGTTAAGTACCAGAATCACCATTGATGCAAGTGAATTTACAAGCTATACAGCCGTAACCGCACCCGTAATTAATACTTCAAATGATGATGTGGCAACCGGTGACCGGTTACGCATTGATATTGATGTGGCAGGAACCGGCACAAAAGGCTTGATAGTCTTATTATCATTCCAAAAGCCGTAAAAATATGGCAGACGTAATAGATCAACAAAATACTAGCGGTACCATTGGGGTTGGCTTTGGCGATACCGGAAACGGGCGTGATTACATGGCACAGGGGTTTATACCCACCGCCACCAATATATCCGCAATTGCATTTTATCTTCATTCAAAAAGTGGAAGCCCCGATATTGGGTATAGGGTATGGATTGATGAAGCAGATGCAAATTTTTATCCAGTCAATGGAATAGGTGGAATTGGTGGTAGTACCCTCATTACCAATGCCAGTTTAGTAACCGGTGCCCTCACAAAATATTCACTTAGTTCAGTTGTATCAGGATTAACCGCCGGAAATAGATATGTAATTGTTATTGCCCCGTGGAATACAACCACCAACGCATGGGCATCATCATACAACGACTTTAGAACATCTGTTTCTAACCCGTATGCCAATGGTAGGCGGGTACACGGTGATGGTTCCTATTCTTCATGGTTTGCCCCCGATTCAGGAAATGCAGATATTCAATTTAGAACATATTATGATGATGCACTTTCATTAGTCATTGACCAAGAAGGTTTTAGATTCCGAAACGATGATGGCGATGAAGATGGTGCCACATGGATTGATGCCCAAGATACGGATATTACCCGAGAAATTGAAGTAAATACCAGACTTAGATTATTATTAAATGCCACCGGTGACCCCCCATCTTCACAATACCGACTTGAGTACAAAAAGAGTTCAGATAGTGTATGGTTACCCATCACCGCCGAATCCGCATCAATAAATAATCAAATAATAAGTGGACTTGATGATGCAGAAGAATATTTAAGTGATGACTATACCGACACCACAAGTTCAGATATTGAAATTTTGACCGATGGCGGTGAAGAAACAATTGTGGGTTTACGATTCCAAAATGTTCAGATTCCCCAAGGTGCAACCATAACAAATGCCTATGTGCGATTTATTGTAGATGTATCACAAAGTGGAAGCGTGGCGGTAGATATCTATGGTGAAGATGCCGATAATTCCGTGGCAATTGTAGATGCTTCATCAAATAATATTTCAAACAGAACAAAAACCACCGCAACCGTAAATTGGAATGTGGGCGGAAGCGGGGCGGGTGTAAATACCGCCGTTGATACCGTGGATATTTCATCAATCATTCAAGAAATTGTGAACAGGGCGGGATGGGTTGCCGGTAATTCTATAATGATTATCTTTCAAGACCCGACCACCTCGAATTTTAGAGAGTTTGAATCATACGATGGCGAATCAGGCGATGCACCACGTTTGATTGTTGATTTTGACACCCCCAACGCCTTTATTTTGTCACCATCCGCAAATATTACCGCATCCGGTGAAAATACAACCGCCCAACTAACCGCCCCAAGTGGAAAAACTACAAGTGATTTTGATGCCGGAAGAATCCAAGATGATGAAAACCCAACCGATGCCATAGATATTACAAGTGATGACTATACCGAGGTGGAATGGTGCATACAAGCAACCGCCAATGCAGAAAATGCAGAAACCTACCAATTCAGAGTAACCCGCAATGGTACCGTGTTAAGCACTTACAGCGTAACGCCCGAATGGACTATTGGAAGTGGGGCACCGCCAAGCACTTGGAAACCCCAAATAATTATGATGTAATGGGGGCATGATAAATATACGAATCAAGGATACCCCTATCCATACCCCTATTGATACCCCTATCATACCCCCAAAATCTATATCCTTTCACTTGCCAATGAGAATTATAGTAAAGAAGAATAGCAAGCGATTAATCAATGTACGGGGGCGAATTATTCCCATCACTTCAAAAGAGTACAAATTGTTTGAAGAAGAAGCACTAAATGTACTCAATTTATATTTACCCAAGAAAACCTTACAGCCACCATACGTTGCAAGCTATGTGATTTATATGAAAGGCAAGCAATTTGCCGATTTAGATAACATGATTGCATCCATAAACGACCTAATGGAGCAAGCCGGAATGATTGAAAATGATAGATTTATCCATAGGTATGCCGAACCAACGATGGTAATACCACTTGCGGGTAAGTGGGAAGCATTTGTAACGGTGTGGGGGCATTGAAAAGGGCGTGTGTACAAGCTAATTTCACCACTAACCAAACATGGCACTTAACATCATTGATTGCTAACCACGGGCACGCATAACAAAAATGTATATAATGACATTATGCCAAAAGATACAAAGAAAAAACGAAAAAACAAGGTAGTACGTTCCAAGAACCCCACAAAGCGGGGGCGTGTTGATTGGAATGAAGCATTTAGATGGTATTGCACCAAAAAAGAAGATGGCTTTATGCCAAGCTTGCGTGATGTTGCCATTCAATTTGGGGTAAACATCAAAACCGTTGAAGTGCATGCGGTAAAAGATGAATGGGTAATTAACCGACAAAAAGCCGGTGAAAAGGCTAGTGAAGAATTCCAAGAAAAAATGAAGGATATAGCCATTCACTACCAATTCCAACAATATGAGGACTTAACCTTGCTTGAAGATTTAACCAATGATGCTATTCAGATATTCAAAGATGCAATGAATAGTTACCGTAAAGCAAACAGCACGGAAGAAAAAATACTTGCACTAAAATTAATTAAAAATATTACAAATGATATTTTGAACCTATCAAATTCATTAAAAATTACACAAAACCAAAAACGGGTGCTATTGGGCATGGCTACCGAGATTTCCAAGCAAGATATTAACCAGACCAATAAAAATGTAATGCTATCAAAAGAACAAGTAAAGGAAATTGATACATTCATTGAACAAAACACCCATGTTACCGCTAAAAATACAAACACTAATTGATAAATATGGTGAAGATGTAACCCGTTCATATCTTCAACAGCGATGGGCACAACCCGAGCATTTTTGGGAGTTTGCCGGCATGTTTCACCACTTGATGGGTGATAAGGTTCCGGAATTCCATGCCGAAATGGTGGAAATGGTAATGCCGGTTGGTAAATATGGCATTGGTGCCCCCCGTGGATTTGCCAAAAGTACCGTTATTGGATTGATTTATATATTGTGGGTAGGATTAAACGGCTTCAAATGGTTTATTCCATACATATCAGATACACACCTTCAAGCCAAACTAATTGCCGGTGGTGCCAAAGCGGAAATTGATACGAATGAATTATTGAAGTTTGTGTACCCCGATGCCCGAAGCAACCGATGGGGTGAAGAAGGATTTGTAATTAACGGATTATTGCATAAGTGCTATATCTTGCCACTTGGTGCCGGCATGAAAATCCGTGGATTGAAATATGAGAATCACCGCCCCGACTTGGTAATTATTGATGACTTGGAAAACCTAGAATTGGTGTATAGCAAAGACCGGCGGGCAAAGTTGCAAAAATGGTTTGATTACGACCTTGAACCGGCAATGGATAGATATAGTAAGCACATTATTTATATTGGCACGATTTTGCACTATTCATCACTATTAAAAATGGTGCTTGAAAACCAAGGGAAGTACACCGGATGGAAAACCAAGAAATATAAAGCATTGCAAGATGATGGCACAAGTTTATGGGAAGCCAGATTTGATGCAAATTATTTGAAGGAAATACGGGATAACCCCACCCACCCCGATTATGTGGGAAGCATTGTTTTTGCCCAAGAATTGCAGAATGAACCGCAAGATGACCAAGACCGTATTATTAAGCTTGCGTGGATAAAAGAATATGTTTTAAGGGAAAAATGGGTGGGATTTGAAGCAATTGATGATGAAGCCCGCATGTGGAAGTGGTTAAATACACTTGAACGCATTGGGGGTGTAGACCCCGCAATTAGTGAATCTGAAACCGCCGACTATTTCAGTTTTTATATAATGGGATTTGAACAGTCCACGGCAAATGAATACATGCTTGATTTGAAGCATGACCGCATAGGTGATATTAATGAACAAGTAAAATTAATTGTTGATGGAATAGTGCAATGGCAGTTGCAAGCCGTGGGAATTGAAAGTGTAGCTTTTCAAAAAGGCTTGTATACTTTAGTGAAGAAGGAATTGAACCGGCGGGCAATTTATAATTGCAAGATTATACCCATTCAAACAGACAAAGACAAAATAAGAAGGGCACGGATTCATTCAAGTGCATTTGAAGGTGGGTTTATCCACCTTAGAAATGACCACCCGCACTATGCTACTATTAAAGGGGAGATTGAAGAATTCCCACTTGGTGCAAAAGATGATGCGTTTGATAGTTTAATGTTAGCAAGAGAAACTAGAATTAAACCAAAAAGCCGTACATTTGCTAGGAACCCATTAAATAGATAAAGCAAATTTGGTATAAATAAACTTATGGAAATATACACCGCAGACGATTTACTTTATTTTCCCGCAAAAAGCCAAAAAGGCAGAATTGATACCTATTCACATTATGAACGCCTATTTTTAGGTGAACATTACGATGCCTTCAATATTTCCACACCAGAATTTGGCACGAATTATTCATTGTTACGGTACATTACCGCAAATTTTGCCGGATTAATTTCAAAACTTAGTGCAGATATGCTATTTGAAGAATTCCCAACCATTACATTGGGAAAAAAAGGTGATACCGATTTCTTTGATGCAATGATGCTTCAAAATAGGTTAAAGCCCCAAATTTATGAATCCGGATTAGAACAAAGTTACAATGGTGATGTTGTATTTAGAATCCGTGCAGAAAACAACCAATTAATTATTGAAGATATTAACCCCGCTTTTTACTTCCCCGAAATTAATGAAGATAACGTGCGTGCCGAACCCACCGCCCACACCCTTGCATGGAAAATTAAGCTTGCCGGAAATAACCTTACTACTGGAAGGCAAAGATGGGCAATTTTCAAAGAACGTCACATGAAGGGAAAAATAGTAAATGAATTATGGGAAATTGAAGAAAACGGCAAAATTGTTGGGCAATTAGATATTGATGCGTGGATGACCCAAGCCGATGGAACCCCATACCCCAAAGAAGTTGAAACCAATGTGGATGATTTCTTGGTGGTGCATATTCCTAACTATCGAACCAATAGCCGGTATTTTGGTATTTCAGACTACAAAGATTTAACAAGTTTGATGTTTGCGGTGAATAACCGTATTACCAAGGTTGATAATATCCTAGACAAACACGGTGACCCGATTTTGGCAGTACCGGCGGGCGTGTTGGATGAAACCGGTGCCGTGAAACGCCAAGCATTTGGAGTAATTGAGGTAGATAGCACCGAAGCCGGTGGCGGAAAGCCGGAATATATCGTGTGGGATGCCAAACTCGAATCAGCATTTTCAGAAATTGATAAATTGGTGGATTTTTTGATGATGTTTAGTGAATCTTCACCCACCCTATTTGGACTTGATAAAGGTGGATTTGCCGAAAGTGGGCGTGCTTTGAAGTTTAGGTTATTGCGTACCCTTGCCAAGAAGCACAGAAAACAATTGTATTACGATGTGGGATTACATGATTTATTCTATACAGCACAAAAATTTGCCAAGAAGAACAAATTGCAATGCGGTGATGTAAAAATGACCAAAGAACCACAAATGCCAATAATTAAATGGCAAGATGGTGTAATTAATGATGCCTTGGAGCAATTAGAGATTGAAGAACGCCGTGTGGAAGCCGGATTTAGTACCAAAGCCGATGCAATTGCTTCCCTTGATGGATTAAGTGAAGATGAAGCATTGAAAAAAGCCCAAGAAGTGCAAAAAGAAAAACAAGCATCAATGCCTGATTTTTCAACCAAGCCACAAATAATTGACCCATCAAAACAAGGTGGTAACCAAAATAACAATGCACAATGAACAAACTACCGCAAGGAATAGTACCATCCGATGCAAGTGTACAAATATTTGGCAATATAGTTAAAGAAGCCTATACCCAAGTATACCAACTACTTGGAAGTGGCGATTATTCCACCGAAATTAAAAGAAAAAGGCTATTAAACCAGATCAAAAGCGTGGTTGATTCTTCCGATGAAGCAATACAGGCGTGGATTAAAGTAGAAATTCCCACCTTTTATGAAATGGGCATGTTTGAAGCCACCAAGGGAATTAATGACCGTGGCGGAATTGTGCGTGTTGATGATGCGTTTGTGCATTTCCATGAAGAAGCTTTACAAGCCTTATCAAATGGCATTTATAGTGATATTGCATCTTCAATGCAGGGATTAACCCGCACCGGTGAACGGTTTATTGGTATGGGTGCCCAACAGGCAATAACCCAACAAATTGGAAAAGGACAAATTACCGGTGAAAACATCCGGAGCATTAGAAATTCCATTAGTAGAGTATTACAGCGTGAGGGCATCACCGCCATGCGTGACAAAGGCGGGCGGGAATGGGATTTGAACCGATACGCCGAAATGTTGGCACGAACAAAGCTAACTCAAGCCCACAATACCGGTGTTACCAATAGAATGGTGGAAAGTGGCTATGACCTAGTGGTTATTAGCAACCATTTTGGTGCATGTGATTTATGTGCCCCGTTTGAAGGCAAGATTTTATCCATTACTGGAAGAAATAAAGAATACATGAGTATTGACCAAGCCCAAAGCGAAGGTTTATTTCATCCAAATTGCCGGCATGTGCCCACCCCGTACCATGAAGCCTTTTTGGATGTTGCCGTGGGATGGGATAAAAAAGAACAGCGATACCGCCCATACAATGAGTTACGCAAAGATATTGTAATGCGGAATAAAGCCCCGATTGAAAAAGGTGTAAAAGCCACACCAATTGATAAAGCATTAAAAACCCTAGATGCAGACCAAGCCGGCGGGCGTTTGCAAATGGGTGGCAATAATTACACACTAACCCCGTTTGAAGCAAAGTTTGTGCGAACTTCCGGTGTAAGAATTGTAGATGTGCCAAAGGGTGGTAAGAAAAACACATTTGGTGCGTATTACCCAAATGATAATAGAATTGAATATTATGAAAAAGCCAATGTTGAAAGTACCAAACTACACAAAGAAAATACATTAAGGCACGAATTTGGGCATGCGGTTGATTACCGAACCATCCCACCCAAACCATATATATTGCCAAATGGTAATGAATCAAAATACCAATTCAAGTTTACAATGTTAAGTGATGAATCAAAATTTGTGGAAGCGGTAAAACCAAATCTTGGTGAAGTTATATATAATAGAATAGCACCGGACTTTGCCGACAAGTACACACCGGAGCAAATAAAAGATTTGATTGCGGGGCGTTCACTTGATCTTGGTGATGGCAGGAAAGCAAAGTTGCCACCATCATATCGAAAATATCTATTTCAGAAAAAAGAATTGTTTGCGGATGGGTATGCACAATACCGGTTAAACCCCGACAAGCTAAAAAAGGATGCACCAAAACTGTTTGAATATTTTGAGGAGCTAACAAATGGCAGATAAAGACAAATTAATTATCATTGACCCCGAACTTGGGGAAATAGATTTGACCGATGAAAAAGCGGTTGATGAAGCCGTGGCACAAGTGCCCGATGAGGAAATAACTACTAATCAAAACCCAACGGATAAAAGTACCGAAGATTTTGAAAAGTACAAAAAGGCGTGGGGTAATGCCGATATTGACACACTTGAATCATTACGGGAAAAACACCCCGAAGATGCACGGTTTAATTTGCACCTTCAATTTATGCCGGAATCTGAAAAACAATCTTTTGCCCAAGCACAAAAACTACACAAAGAAATTAATGCAGAATTGGGCGTATCTGAATTAGCGGAATTCAATAAATTAATGGAATCCGGAAACATCACTAAATGTACCAAGTTTGTGGAAGCATTACCCGAAAATCACCCAATGAAACGGGCAATGGGAATATTGATTAAATATCTATAAACCCGAATAATTACCGAATACATATCTATTACACCTATCCCCTACCGATATTTTACCGAAAGAGGGGTAAAAAGTGCGATTACCTCGAGTACGAGAGGTATACCCGATAGGGTAGGGGAGTGGTAGCCCTTGGGTAAATGATAAAAATTGGCGTATATTAGTGGAGTAGGGGAGTGGTGCTATATACTATTGATATATGCACACACTACTAACAAAAATCAAAAGGTTTTTGAAGAATTGCTTTGAAGAATTTATTAAGTGGTAAAGCACTTGCAATTCAGTTTATCAATGTTTATTATAGATTAATAACCAATAGTTACGGTTAGCCCCCGACATAAGGCGTTAAAACTAAAGGAAAAAATATGGAAGATCAAGATAAAGAAAAAAAAGCCAAAGCCGATGCGGATGCCAAAGCGAAAGCAGAAGCAGACGAAAAAGCCAAGCGGGAAAAAGAAGAATCCGATAAAGATGCTTCAATTCCAAAACACCGCTTTGATGAAGTAAATACCGAACTTCAAAAATATAAAAAAGCGGAAGAAAAACGCAAAGCCGATGAAGCCGAAGCCGAAAAAAAGAAGCTTGAAGAACAAGGCAAATTCCAAGAACTTTTGAATAAAGAGAAAACAGAAAAAGCCGAACTTCAAAGCAAGTATGAAAGATCAGCAAAAGCAAGTGCATTAAAACTTGAAGCGGTACAAGCCGGAACGGTGGATGCCGATGCAGTTTTAGCATTAACAAATTTGGATGAAGTCAAGCTTTTAGAGGATGGAAGTATTGACCCCCAAAGCGTTAAGACGGTAATTGAAAACTTAAAATCAAGTAAAGCGTACCTTTTTGGTGAGGGTGGAAAACCCAACGTGAATATAGGCAATAACGGCGGTGCCCCAAATGGTGGTAACAGCCAAACCCCATATTTCAAACGAAGCCAATTAAGAGATAGTACGTTTTATGCAGAAAATAAGACCGAGATTATGAAAGCGGTGCGGGAAGGTAGAATCATTGATGATATTACCCCCAAACCAAAAGCCAAATAATCCTTTTTCAAACTACTACTTGACAAAGCTTGTTGATTTTTCCCATAATTAAATTACAAAAATAGTTATAAAGGTTAAACCAAAAAAAATATATGGATAGAGATACACTTTCAACAGCCGAATTGTCAGAGTTTATACCAGAGATTTGGGCACAGCGTTCTATTGAGCTATTCCAAAAAGAATTAATGCTTGCAAAGAATGTTGCCCGTGATTCTGAATTTACCCGTGAGAAGGTAGGCAACACAATTCACGTTACCAAAAGAGGTGCGTTAGTAGCTAACCGCAAACTTCCACATCAACCAGTAACCCTTCAACAGCCCGAAGCCGACACGGTGGATATCGTGTTAGATCAGCATTGGGAAGTTTCCTTTACCATTGAAGATGTTGCATCAGCCCAAACTAACCAAGATGTTATGGATGGCTATGTGCAAGATGCAATCAATGTGTTGGGTGAAAAAGTTGAATCCGATTTGTTTGCGGAAACACTTAACTTTGATGCAATTGGTTCCGATGGTGACACACCAGATCGTGCCGATGTATTAACAGCCCGTGCAACCTTAACCCGAAATGGTGCCCCAAGAAGTAACCGCCACTTATATTTGAACACCGGCGATGTCAATATTTATCTGGATGACGATAAATTTATTGATGCAGGTGAAGCAGATATTGCGGAAGGTACATTGGGAAGATTCTATGGATTCCAAACCCATGAATCCGCATTTTTGGAAGATCAAGGTTCACCCGCCAAAACTTGGAACGTGGCTATGCACCGCAACGCATTAGTGCTTGCAACCCGTGCATTACCAGAACCAAAAGGCGGTGCCAAAGTTGCAGTTGTTGAGAAGGATGGCATCATCATGCGTGTTGTCTACTCATACAACGCCGACTACCTAGCCGAGCAAGTAACAATTGATATGCTTTATGGTACTGGCGTACTAGATGAGAATTTAGGCGTTAGAATTGCAAGCTAATCATTGGTATTGGTAGCTAATTACTAACCATATCGTTGATTAATCAATCAGGAAAGCCACCAAGTTATATACAAGGTGGCTTTTTTGTTGGTAAAATGATTGGAATAGAAGTATAAAGATACATATATGCGATATTACCTAGTCAATAAAGATGGCGTTACGGTTGAACGCAACATTACCAAAGAACAATTAAAAACCGCCCTTGCCATTAAACGGTACCGCATGGCAACACTTGATGAACGCCGTGCCTACTTGCGAAAGCAACGTGAGAAGAAGCCTATTTATCTAACCCCGATTTTGTAAATTTCTTTTATCAAGCCCCCGTACACAACCCCGATGGCTATGGCAATTCAAGCCGGCAATTCAAAGAACGCATGAAGAAATACGGTATTTATTTGAACACCGTGCAAAAAGATCAAAAAGTGGGATTTTGTTATTCAATAGGCAATGAACTTTCATTAATGCACACACCGGTAAAAGTATTGATGACCATGTTTGAATCATCAAAACCGCCGGAATTTTGGGAAAAGTGGGTAAGAATGGCGGATGAAGTGATTGTGCCATGCACATTTTGCCAAAAGCTATTCAAAGATACTTGGGGCATTGATTCCACCGTGGTACCACTTGGAATTGAACCGGATAATATAGGGTGGGTGGATAGAACACGCACCGATGAACACAAATTTACTTTTTTTCACATGGATGCGTTCAAGTACCGGAAGGGTTGGGATTTAGTATTTCATGCCTTCAATAGTGAATTTGGTGAAAAAGATGGCGATGATGTGCGTTTGATATTCAAAACCACGCTAGATATTACCCCACCACTTCACGAATACCCCAAGATTAGCGTTATTAAAGGCAGAATACCCCATGAAGAATTAAAAGAACTGTACCAAAGTGCAGATTGCTTTGTATTTCCGACCCGTGGTGAAGGCTTTGGATTAACACCACTTGAAGCACTAGCAACCGGCATGCCGGCAATAGTACCAAACCACACCGGTATTAGTGAATATTTTGATAATAGATTTTGTTATGACCTTGAAACCCGTGAAGTGCGGGCAAAATATGATAATTATGAATTGCGGGGCATGGAACTTGGTGTGCAATGGGAACCGTTGAAGGAATCAGTACAAAAGCAAATGCGAACCGCCTATAACGAATGGAAAGCCGGCACCGGCAAATATGCGGTGGGCAGAAGTCAAGAAATGGCAGATTACGCCAAGGGATTTAATATTGAAGATACGGTGCAAAAAATTGTTGCTATACTTAAAAAGTATGTGTAATTGAAAAGCATATCAATAATTTATACAATGAATATTATGAACCTGATTACCACGCCAACATCACCATACGCAAATTCTTATTTAACAGTTGAAGAAGCCAATGAATTGATGGAAGGGCACCCACAAAGCCCAAATTGGGATGCAAAGGGTGATGAAGAAAAAGCCGGTTTACTTAAAATGGCAACACGCCAAATTGATACATTGAGATTTCACCACCACAAATTTTTCCATAACACCACAAGCCCCACAAGGGCGTTGCAATCACTTGCATTTCCCCGAAGTAATAGTACCGGCGTTACCGGTAAAGTTGATGATGTGGGGGCAAATTGGGTGATTGATACTACATTAATTTATCGTAAAGGATTCCCCGATTCACGATGGATTGGTGCCGGCATTAGATTTAATAACGGCAATCAGATTGGTAATGTGTACACTATTTCAGCATACGACCCCAACACCGGAAAATTAACCATTAGCGATGAAGCATTTGATGGCACCGCCCCCGAAGTGGGTGATGCGTTCCATGTGGTGGAAGGTGTGCCAAGTGCCGTTAGAAACGCTACTTTGGAGCAAGCATTGTATATCATGGGTGGTGGTGGAAACCGTGCAAGATTACAGGCGGAAGGCGTTAAATCATATTCCATTGGTGATTTATCTGAAACATTTGGCACCGTGGGTGCTACTGGAAAAATCCCGCTTGCACCAGAAGCACGGGCATTTTTATCACCATACATTTCAAAAATTGGAAGATTGATTTAATGCCCTATGATAGACACCTACTTAAACCAAATTGCATACCGAAAGAAAAAACTATCATACGATAGATACGGTAAACCGGTGCTTGATAGCAAAAACGCCTTCAAATGCCGTGTGCAGGGCACCAAATCCCGTGCATTTACTTCTCAAGGGCGTGAATATATCGAAACCCCCGCCGATTTAGAAATGTGGGTAAGTCCTTCAACAAAATTTGTCATAGATGATGGAATATACTTTGAAACCAATAATTATCGAGTTATTAACATTGTGGATAAACGTAATTTTTCCGGAAGTGTGGAGTTTTACAAACTATTATTGCAGTTAGTGAAATAATAATGCCAAAAGTAGGAATTACCATCAATGATAAAGGTTTTCAAGATATGATGAAAACGCTTGATGCGGAAGTAACCAAACTTGAAAAGAAAACCGCAATGGAAATGGCGGATGCTTTATTAGTGCTTGCTAGACTTGAAGTAGCGGTGGTAAGTAGTCGATTAATTGGGAGTGGGCATAGTTTTTTTGACCCCGTGGATAGTAGCGGTGTAACCGCATTTGATACCGAGTATGCAAGTTACAACCATGAAGGAATTAGGCGTGATGGTACAAGGGAAATTAAAGTGCGTTCCGGTGGAAGTAAAGGCAAGTGGCTTGAGGATCCACTTAAATTAAATATTACCAAGTGGAACCAAATAGCAGAAATGGCATTAAATGCCGTAATTGGATAATTATATGGAAACTTTTATTGATGACGTAGCCGAATATCTTGAAACCAATGGTGTTGGTACCATTGCGGAAGATATTTTTGTGGATGAAATGCCCCCAAGCCCCGATGATGTGGTAATGGTTGCCCATACCGGTGGACTTGAAGCGGATAGGTATTTGCCCATTGCTAACCCAACGTGCCAAGTAACCGTGCGAAACACCACTTATTCAGGTGGAATCACTAAAATCTATCAAATATTTAATTTATTACACCAAAAATATGATAATACCGTGCTAAAAATTGGCGGTGTTGATGTAATGAAAATTGATGCAATGCAGGAACCAACCCCAATTGGCAGAGATGAAGCAAGCCGGCACATATTTACATGCAATTTTGTATTTATGATTAGGCGATAAATATATGGAAGAAAAACAGAATCACAAGCATTGGCGTGAATTACGGTGTACCGCATGCCGTGCATTGTTAGGATTGGAATACTTATTTGCCGGAAGATTGCAAATCAAGTGCCCAAGGTGTGGTGAATTAAATACCATATTTTTCAAAGTACCCAAAAACCTTTTACCAAAGCTTATAATGGAAGATAGCAAAATTAATAAAGAAGAATTATTAGGGGGTGATTCAAATGCAAAAAAGTAAATCAAACCAAAAGCGTGTTGATAGTTTAATTGAAAAAAAAGAAAAGAGGGTGTTGGAGTTGCGACAAATGCCACAAAAGACAACCGAGCAAGGGCGGGAATTACGCCGATTAGAAGGTGAATTGGAAATGGCAAAAAATCAAAGACTAGCACACACAAAGGGGGGTGAATAATATGGCAAATTCAAACAAGCGATTAGAGGTATTACGCAAAAAACAAGAAGAAGGTGTAATTACCAAATCAGAATTAGCGGAACTTGAAACCATTGAAAAAATGGAAATTGAACTTGGGAGTGAAGAAGGTGTAACCGAGTAAAAAGGGTTTAACACCCACGGCACCCCGAAAATGTTATAGTATTAATTAGGAAAGGAGGAAAAAACCATGCAAGACAAACAATCAAGATTGGCGGAATTACGCCGAAAGCGACAATTGGGCACCGCATCAAGTGCGGAGTTACGAGAAGTTGGTATTTTGGAAAGTGCCGGTGAAAAAGCACCAAGCGTTCCACAAACTTCAAGTGAAAATGTGTTTGTGCCATTATCAGCACGACCACGAAAACCAATTACCGAGGTTGTAGAAGCCCCCAAAAAGGCATCTAAATCCAAGGTTGAAAAGTCAGAAGCTAAGGAATCTAAAGGCAAAGCCGGCAGACCACCAAAAGCAAAAAAAGTTGAAGTTGATGCAGAGGTATTGAAAGATCAAGCCGGTAATACGGTTGATGGCGATGCCGAAGTTCCAACAGAATCACCAAAGGATAAAACCGAAGGTGAAGAAGCCGGTAAATAATCCGGTAAGAGTATTAAAACCAACAAATGAAAGGGGGTGAATTATGCCAATGGATGACCACGAAGCAAACAGTTATACACCGCCAAGCGTTGCGGAAACAAATCAACCCACTAGGGTTTTTGTACCAACACGGGGCGATTATGACGTAAACCAAAGCAAGCAAAAAACGGTGGCGGAACGTGATGCCCAAGCCGATGCCAATGAAGATGCTTTGGCAGAAATGGAAAATACCACAAATAGTGGTTCCACAAATCCGCAAGGGGATATTGAAACGCAAGATGCGGGCAAAAATTCCGATGCGGAATATGAATAGCAATTAGCTATTCTATGTAAAAAATAGTAAACTTTGAAAGGAGGTGAATACAAATATGGCAAATGCAGACAACATAAAAATAGGTGCATGTCAGGTGTTTTTCAAAGGGCGTGATTTAGGGCACACCAAAGGTGGTGTAACCATTAATTATGCACCGGAAAACGTAATGATTAGTGCCGACCAATGGGGTGAAACCCCTATTGATTATTCCGGAAATGGTGAACTTTGGACAATCACCGTGCGACTTACGGAAAGTGCCGTGCAAAACATCAAAGATGCCATGCCACATGGTACCCTTGAAGCATCCGATGCTAGATTAGCACTTGGAAGAAACGCAGGGCATAGACTTAGTGAGGAAGCCGGCTTGTTAGTGCTTCACCCACTTGCTAACGACCCAACCGATGCAAGTGAAGATGTTGTGTTTTATAAAGCGGTTGCAATGGATGAATTTGAAATGGAATTTACCAATGAAGATCAAAGGGTATTTGAAGTACCATTTGTTGCTTTGGTAGACACCACAAAAACAGACGGCAATTGGCTAGGACACATTGGCGATTCCGGACTTTAACACATTTTTATGAGGTGCATTGACACCCAAAGAAAATATTATGGAAAAAAACTTTATAGAATTAAACTTATCAGGTAAACCGGTGGTGGTAAAAAAACTTCCACTTGGGAAAATATCATTATTAATTGGTTTATTCAAAGATTTACCGGAAGAATTAAAATCCAAGGTAAGTAATATTGACCAAATAGATAATGATGTAATACTTCAAGAAATACCCACATTAATTGCACTTGCAATGCCACACATGGCAAAATTTGTTGCCGTTGCTTGTAATTCCAAAGAAATTACAGAAGAATACTTGCTTGAAGAAGCGGGATTTGATGATGCCGTGGATATTGTGAATGCAATTTTGGAAGTAAATAACATTGCCGGAATATTGGAGAAGGTAAAAAAAACTCAAGCCCTCTATCAAAAGATAAGACCGGCGGTAGCACCGGCAATTCAAAACGCCCAAGCAAAAATGGCGAAAAATGGTTAGAGGGCATAATTCACCAATTGGCGTACACCTATCATTGGAGTAAGCCAGATATTTTGAACACGGTGTATTTGGATGAAGCGTTTTATTACTTGGGAGAAATTGCCCGTGCAAAAATTAGTGGTTATTTAATGGATGTTGCTATTGCATCTTCCCCACACCTGAAACAAGAACACCGTGCCAGATTCATACGCACTTTGGAAAATCAATTGAGAAATGCCGGCGAAAACGATATCATGGAAGATATGGAACCGGATGCGGGTGCATTTGACAAATTACGCAAATTAATGGGTTCCAAGAAGAAATAACTATGGCATTAAATGCGGGTGCAGTCATTGCGAAATTCAAAGCGGATATTTCCGACCTCAAAAACGGCATTAATAATGCTAAAAGTGCTATTGGTGACCTAAAAAGTCATACCGATAGAATGGGTGAAAGCTTCAAGACTTCATTTAGTGGTTTTATGAATGGTGCTAAAGTTGCCGGTGCAGTTGCATCAGGTGCATTTGCCCTATTTGCAAAATCATCAATTGAAGCAAAAAGTGAATTAGACAAAGCAATCATTTCCCTCGATATTATTGCCGAACGCTTTGGATATAGCGGTAAAGAAGCCGGT